CGAAGTTGGCATTGCTCGCGCTCTGTGAGCTGCCCCAGATACTTTCAGCCTGGGCCTTGTAGCCCATGCCATTTAACGTGGTCGCGACGAATGTCGGCATCGACAGCGCGCGGTTACCGGCCCATTGGGCACCCGATGCGTACATGCCTGCGGTTGTCGAATCGCCGATGATGGCAAGCTTCCCCGCGCCGGCGCCAGCGCGAACACGAGCGACTGCTGCGCGAATGTGTGCCGTGTTATTACGGCTGACGTTGAACAGTTCGATCTTCTGCGAACCGTTCTTCTCGCGCCAAGAGACTCCGTCAGAGGACATAAGGCCGAACTCGACCGTATAGACCTGCGTGTATGCCTTGACCTTGTCAGCAGGCGGCAGATCCGCGAACGCCCAGATCTTTCCTGGAGCAAGCAGCCCCTGGTCAAATATCTCGATGCCGAATCGTGGATCGGTCCGCATTTCTCACCCTCTACAAATGGAAAACCCCGCCAACTTGCGTTGCGGGGCTTGGTTGACTCGATGTGGCTGCGCGGTCAGGCGCGCTTGGTCTTCCGTTTCACGATATTCGATAGATCGTCGCTCGTCTCTTCGTCCTCGACAGCGAGCGACTCGATCTGAATCTCCACGCAGCGCGAGTTGTAGTCCTTACTCTCGTTCTGGCTGACGCTGGTCACGACGCCTGTCGCCTCGATCACCATCTTGGCGCCGACCTTCGGCAGCGACTCCAGCCCAAGCTTTTCGAGCTGGTCGCTTTCGAGGCGAAGTCGTAACCCATATGGGTAGTTCGGTGCCTCGTAGGGCTTGGCGAGAGAGTTTTCTTTCTTCTCCGCCTTCGTCATCTTCATTGAGACTGGCTTCACGCGAGGCTTCCTTCTTCAGTTGACACTGACCTGAGTTTTCGGAGCTGCCGGCATCTCCGGCGAGATGAATTCGGCGACCTTGACCGCAGAATCGACGGCGGTTTCTTTCGCTGCCGCCTCGGTCTTGTTCGTCTCGGCCACTGTTTTCCTGATCTGCGCTTCGAGCAGCATGTTCTTGAACTCGGCGTTGGCCTTGGCGAGTTCGGCCATCTGGGCTTGCATCGCTGCCATCTGCTGCTGCATGGGATCATTCGCGCCCGACATGGCATCGAGCATCTTTCGCTTCACCGAGCTGCGCAGCGGCGCTGCCTCGATGAGCGCCTTCGGCGGGATCTGGACCATGCCGGTCTTTGCCAGTTCGCCGAGCGTCGTGAATGTCTCCTGCTGCAGCGTCAGCACGTCCGGACCGTCGTCAATCGTGATGTCGACGTCGAGTTCGGAGACGTTGTTGAGGATGATTTCCTTGCCGTACTCCTCTGGCTTCGCGGCAATCTCCTTCAGCAGCTCTGCCTTCTCCTCATCCGGCATGTCAGCGGTCTTAAGTTCTGCCGCGATGAGTTCTCCGCGAGTCACCTTGCGGTTCAGGGCGATGAACTTGATCTGCTCCTCACCGCGTACTCGGATCCAGGTCTCCGCCGTCCAGAATTGTGTGATGCGATTCCAGATCTGTCGGTACACCCGCAGCGTGAGGAACTTGATCGCATCGAAGGGCTTGTCGATCTGGACCAGGCCGCCCTGCTGGTCGATCTGTTTCGCGCGGCCGGAGATATCGCCAGTCTGTCCAGAGAGCGCGGCATTCGGCCCCGTCGCATCGAGCGACTGGCCGGTGAGCATCATCAGTTGGACGTGGCCGGCGGAGAGATCGAGGTTGTTCTTGATCTCCATCTTCATGCCGGGGATGAAGGTAAGCACGCCATCGGGCCGCGCTGCCTCTCGGCGGACCTTGTCGATCGCCGTCAGGCCATCCGGCGAATCACTGCCCGCGGCGCCATCCTCCATGAGGACTTGGTTGCTGTTGAGCAGGTGCAGGGACTTCGAGCGCCGCTTATTCCAGTCGTCCTGCAGGTCCTTGAAGCGGCGAATCGCGCCGTATGCACGGCCCGTATCGCCCTCGCGGTACAGCGCCTGCATCTCGATCGGGCAGCACGGCTCGCCGTTCTCGTCCTCGTAGGCGGAAAGCACCGGCTCCTTCAGGAAGCCGCCGCTCACGAACTCGCAGTAGTGCCACTTCCCCTTCTTCAGGAAGTAGTGCTCGAACACCTGGATGCGCTTGCGCCCGGTTGTCTTGACGACGAACTGCGGCTTATCGTCGGTCGTCTCGGACTGAGAGGTCGCGATGGTGAACGACTCATCGATGGCGGCGACCATGCCGGGCCAGCGGTCGACCGCATCGTCGTAGTCCATCCACGTGATGATTCCCTTGTAGGACGCATCACTGTAGTCGGCCTTCATCGAGTGCGGATCGACGTAGCTTCGATCCCAACGCACGTGCTGGACGCAGACCTTGGGGATCTTGCCGCCGTACTTCTTGTCGATGATCACCTGGATCGCGCCGCGACCCTCGATAAACATGTTCTCCGCCGCATCGGAGCGGACGTAGTTGAACATGTTGTCATCCGCCACGTAGCGCAGCGCATCGGTCGCCGCATCGGCGCCGCCTTCGTCCTCGACGGTTCGCGGATAGGCTTTCGGATCGGTGCGCGTCTTGCGCTCCATGCCGAGCAGGTACTCGACCTTGTCCTTGACCTTGTTGTCGGTGATGCACGGCTGGCCGCGATTCTCCAGCTCCTTGCGTTCCTCGTCGGTCCAGTGGCCGGTACCATCGAAATACGAGCGCGCCGTCTCGGCCTCATCGCGCTCATCAATGGTCGAGTTGTCCGCATCGAGGAACTGGTTGCGAACGAGAGCGAGCGCGGTTTCGGTGGGCGACTTCGGCTTTTCCTCCTCCTTCGCTCTCAGCTTACGCGCCACGATTTGACCTCTGACTTACTAGTTTCGCTGTATCGATCACGCGGCCCCGTCTTCGGCTTCTCACCGGTGATGGCCGGATGCGCCTGGTCGATCGCACGTCCAATGACGCCCGCTGCATCGACTTCGTCATCGTTCGCGCCACCGGGGAATTTCAGGTACTGATCGAGCACGTCGTCGCCTTCCGGACCGACGGGGAGCCACACACGACCGCTTGCAGCCATCGCCTGGAACGATTGAGCTTTGATTTCCTTGTCGGCGCCGTGCGGGCTCATTGGCTCGATACGCACGAACACGCCTTCGGACCGCATCTGCTTCGTGACGAAGCCGGCGACCGATTTCCAGTTGTTGTCGTCTTCCGGAAACCATGCGAGCGGCCGGTGCTTCTGAATCAGCCCGATCTTTTTCTCAGCTTTGCAACCGGTGACTCGATCGGCAGTGACGTCCATCGTGGCCTGATGCCGGAAGCCATCGAGCAGCCACAGATCGCCTTGCGCATCGATGCCCCACACACGCACGCAGCTAAAATCGCTGTCGACCTGGCCGCCCGGTGCGTGATCGCTGCTGAAGTATTTGCGCAGGTTCTTCGGCATCTGCTCAGGCAGATACCGCCGGAACCAGTCGCGCTTGAAGTACGTGCCTTCAGCAGCCGTCGGCTTCTGCTGGTAGAGACTCGTCCAGGTACGGCGATTGCGCTGGAATGGCGCCCAGTGCTCGAGCGAGAACCACTCCGGCCATAGCGTCTCGCCCAGTGCGCGGCCAAGCGGATCGTCAGCGCGATCGGCGAGCGCCGGCATGCACAGCACGTCCCACGTGCGCCCGTCGCGGCCCTGGAAACGACCGGACTCCCCATCCCAGCCTTCGGGAAGAATTCGCCCCGCTGGATCGTCCTCATGCCAGCGCGTGAGAATCATCACCTGCGGCGAACCCGGGATCAGGCGCGAGCAGAAGTCATCGATGTAGGTTTCCCACACCGTCTCGCGGATACCTTCGGACTCAGCGGCCTTACGACCTTTGATCGGGTCGTCGATGATGCCCAGCGCGCCGCGATTACCGGTCAGGCCCGAGAGTAGCCCGCCGGCCATGTACTCCGAATCGTTCGACAACGCCCATTCGTCCGCCGCGTGCTGATCGTTCTTCAGCTCGATCTGCGTGAGGTTACGGAACGACTTCGACTTAATCAGCTGTCGCGCTCGGCGTCCCTGCTTCTTCGCGATATCGCTCGCGTAGCTGGCGAGAATCACGTTGCGCCGCGGCTTGCGCGCCATGAACCAAGGCACGAACACGACATCGACATACGTCGACTTCGCGCTGCCCGGTGGACACAGCACCATGAGGTTCGGGACCGTCTTCTCTTCGATCCCCTGCAGCTTCGTCAGCAGCAAGTAGTGATGCTTCACCAGCGAGTTCAGCCGCATGACGCTGAACTGGTCTTCCTCCTCCGCCTCACTCAGTGGCGCGGTCGGAATGTCGACCATGCAGGCGAAATCAGGAAGGCTGCGAAGCGCGAGCTCGCGCCGCGCCGCGATAACGTCAGCCGTCGTGAAGTTGAATGCTGGCGAGCGTACGGAGCTGCTCAACGCTGAGCCCCGAGACGTCGAGCTTGCTATTGACTTCAATCGGACCGCCGCCTTCGCCGGTAACTGCTACTGCCTGCGCGGGCTTGCCGTAGCCGCGATCGAGGATCGCGACGCAGGCCGCCACCGCGACGCGTTGGTTCTTGCTCATCATGAGTTTCGCGAGGCGTGCAACGGCTGCGGGCCCATGGTTGCGCGCGAGTTCCTTCACTTCAGCAGCCACCTTCGGCCGCCCACCGGGATTGCCCGACTGTCCCTTCTTCCAGCCAGGGTTGCCGCGCCCGGATTTGAACTGCGTTTTTTCCTTGCCCGACGCCGTCACAGCTCAACCCTCTTGCACGAGCACTTGCTGCAGCCAGGACAGTTGGCGACCAGCGCTCGTCACTACCTTTCCGATCACGCGATAGAACCGTCCGGCCTCGCCGCTGGATACGCGCACTTGACGGTACGAGCCAGTGCCGACCTGCGCAGCATTGGCGAGGCCATCGGGCAACTCGTACGCCACGCTTGCAATGGTTTCGCCTGCGAGTCGCGATGCCCATGGAAAATCGATCAGGATGCTGTCACCGGGACGCATGACGTACCGGGCTGAGCCTGTTTCTGGAATCAGTCCGTAGTCGGATCGGTTGCTGAGTCCGCTGCCGCCATAGACGCTGCCAAGCGAGATGACCAGCGTGATGGTCGCCCCGGGTGAGATCTGGCTACCAGGAGATGGCGATTGATCCAGAACGCGCCCCGCAGCGACCGTTTCGCTATACGTCGGCATGGCATAAGCGACGACCGCGCCCACAGCGAGGATCTCAACAATCGCATCCGCGTTCGTGAGGCCTTCGACGTTGGGAGCGATGACGATTTCGCCATCCGGGCTTCCATCGTAGGCGCCGAGAAGATGCGCTCGATCGCGCGCGTCGATCTGACCATCCGGAATGGGCAGAACGACTCCGGCGTGACCGAGATTCAACGCCGCGGCGCGTCGATCCGGCGTATCGGCGTCGGCCACGGCAGTCTCCTCAGCTCAAGGCGCTGCGCACTCGGCCACAGTGAAGGTCGTTCCGTCGTCGCTCACTGTGCAGTTCGCGATCGGCGCCGAGTTCGCATCGTTCCTTAGCGTCTTAGTCGTCGACGTCTGCCGAATCTCGTTGCGTGTCCACGCGCTGAACCAGGCAAGCCACTCCCTAGCCGAGGCATTCCAGTTCGGCGGGCCGGCAGGCTCATTCAAAGTGATCGCCCACACCGCCGGCGGCACCGCGGCAATGTCAGCAGCGATCGTAGAGCCCGCGGGCGTACCCAAACGGGCGAAGGCGTCGCCAGTTTGTGGCGTGTGACCGGACAGCGAAGAGACCAAGGGGATCACAGCGCCGGTATGCGTCATGCCCGCGAGGCGCGGCGGCGCATCGGAATACAAGTCGTACGTGTTGCCGCTGGCCACTGCATTCGGCAGCGCCTCCGCCAGGCTGTGGCCCTTAGTGCTGGAGTTGAACGCCGTGATACGCGAGGTCTTGCCGGAATTCGATCCTGACGTCCAGCGCACCCAGTAATCGTTCAGCGCACCATCGAGCGCCTCCGGTGCAGCGGAATCCACGAACGTCGTGGTGGATCCAGTTGCAGTCGCCGATCCGCTACGCACCTTGAGCGTGACCTGGGGCGCCTGCTCGAGTGCGTTCGTAGTGAGCCGATAGACGCTACCGTCAAGCTCGTACGCGCTCGCCATGTTCTGGATCGCGGCCGAGGCCGCATCGAAGTTGTTCGGCGGGGTCGCGAACACAACGTAGGTGATGGTGCCCGAGGGCGTAACGGTCCAAGCGGTAACAGTCGCGGTGTCGGTGCTGCCTACGTAGGACGAAATGGTGCGCTGCTGCCAATACCCCTGCGTCGACCCGAAGGCGAATACGGTCGATCCAATCGGCGTGCTATCCGCGAAGACAGCTGCGGACCGAAGTTGAATCGTGGTCGATGTGGCTGCTTGCGCTGTGCCGCTGTCGCTGATGCCGAGTGCTGGATAGGCGCCTACCAATGCGCCATAGGTCGGGTCGTAGCCCGTCGGCGACATCACATGGAAGTTCTCCCACACTTCCAGCGCACCGCTCATCTTCACCGAGCAGCGCATCGACCCGAGCGTGTCGGTATCGGTCGCGTCCATCACCGCGTAGTACCGGCCATTCGCGATATGGGTCGCGCCGCCGGAATTCTTGCTCACCTCGGCCGTTGCGCCAGCTTTCAGGCACTTGATATCCGTGTTCGCGATCGACAGCGCCGTCTCGGCTGTCTTGAAGTCCGTGTCGTCGACGAACGGGCCGAAATAGACTTCCTGGCTCGCCGTCGACTGTCGCAGGTATTGATCGGCTGTCGAAACTGTCGGCAGTAGCAGTCCGATCACGCACGCGATCAGCGGCGCGATGAAGTAGCGCAATACACGCATCAGTCTCTCCGACGTCGGTAGTAGTAGTCAGTAACCGCCGAAGCGGGAGCTGCGGGCACGCGAATCAGCCATGCGCCCCAACCAGCCTGCGTGACGCCCGACAACGTGAACGTCGCGCTGATGCTTCCGGTGGCGCCCGCGGAGACGTTCTGGCGCACAGCCGTCACCATCGTTGCAAAGCCGTTCTGCGTGTCTTGCAGTTCGGTGAAGGCGCCATCGACAACGTGGCCCAAGCTCGTGCCGCCGTCGGTCGTATCAGGCGTGTCGATATAGATCAGGTCATCGCCAGCTACCGCGGTCACTCCGTTCGCGGTGATCGTGACCGGGGAGTTCTGGCCCGTCTGCTGCTGCGCAAGCGTTGATATGGCAGGATTGTTGGTTGCGTGACGTCCGCTTAGCAGCGTGACGTGCACAACCCACTGAGTGCTGGTGCCAATGCTTGTGAAGTCATAGGTGCCTGAGTCGGCACCACTCAGGCGCTTCCAACCTGCCGCCGAACTCATTCCATCCGTTGTGCTGCTGACCAATTCATCCAGAACAGCAAACCCACTCGGCCACTTCGCCACTCCTAGATCATTCGTGCTTGCATCCGTCGTCACGGACATGATCACAATCATGCCGCTGGCAGTCCCAGCTGGTACCGTGCCCTGTGGCGTTGTGCCAGTACCTGAGTTGGACGTCGAATTGACGGTTGCCGCCCAGAGAGGCGCGCACGCAAGCAGCGCGACAACCCAGTTGATGATTCGCATCAGTGGGTGACGCATGTTCCACCGTAGGAGCTGGGACAGGCGCTCGACAGTGGCCCGCGGCTGTTCACGTACTGCCGCACGCCTCCGGTCACGCCCCAGACAAACTTGTACTTTCGATCCGCAGGCGCATCGTTGCTAACGTTCGCCTCAGTGCTATTCACGCTCCAGATGGCGAACTTATTTTTCAGGGTCCCCATGTAAAGATCGTAGACGTCTTCTGGGGCATAGTTGCAGCAGGCCTGCCACGAGACCATCGACGGGAGTTCGTCGATGTAGACATGCGTGCCATAGTTATTAACGCCGTATTCGGGGTGCGCAGGATCTTGAAGCGCGACACCCCACGATCCCTGGAAGATTCGCGAACCCTGATCGCGATACCGCTTGCCTGGCTGAGCCGAATACATGTCCGGCGTTCCCCAGCCGACCTTGCTCGCGGCCATGACGCCGAACTCACGTAGCGCCGCGACATCACCGTTGTGGAACGTCGTATCACCCGCGTGCGGGTAATAGTTCAGATAAACCGCGGTGGGCGTGTGCTGCCATACCGTTGGCAGGTGCGCCGTGATGTTCTCGATGTTGTCGTGCAGGTTGTGCACGTTGGCGTTGACCGAATACGCCGGATAGCCGTTCGCAGTCTCCGTTACGATGTAACCCGACACATCCGGGTCGGTGTCATATCGAGCAGCCAGCGCGTCAACGAGCAGGTTGTAGCGATCGCGCGTGTACGTCCAATCGAGCCGCACGCCGTAGCCAGTATTGGCCGTGTCGATGTCGACGTAGAGGCCAGAATTCTCGGTGAAGAGATAGTCTGGTATATGCCGGCTGCCAGCAGACTGCGGGAAGCTCGTCGGCTTGCTGCCGCCGAACTTCATTGGCCAAATCTCGATGATTGTCCGCAGGCCACGGGCGTGGCCGTAGGCGATCATCGCATCGAGCTTCGTGAAGTCGTACGTTCCCTTGGAGACCTCTATCTGGCCCCAGGGCACCGTTACGCAGTGACCCACCCAGTACGGATTCGCTGCGCGGTCGGCTATGTTGTCGTAGCCGATCTGCATTTCCGCATCTGGATTGATGCCGAGGAGTGCCGGCATCCGGGTGTAGTTACCCGGGTACCACTTCATGTACGCCGAAGGTGGGGCCTCCTCGGTCAGCGGAGTTGCGGTGACTGCTACCGACCAGTTCGATGAGATGCCGTTTGTGTTGACGGCCTGCAGTTCAAGCGTCTTTGCGCTCGCAGTGTCGATGTCATATTCGATCGGCGTTGCAGACCGAAGCGAGATCTCCTTGAAGCCCGCCGTTGCCGCGCTCGAGGATAGTGCGTTGAGGAACACACCTCCGTAGCCGGTCGACGCGAAATTCGAGAACGGGACCGCGGCGAGGAGCACCGGCACGCCGCCGTCAGGGCGGTAGTACGCGTTGATCGTCGTGCCGACGCTTTCGAGGTCGAAGGCCCCCAGCGAGCCGTTGCCGTCGGCGAATGATTGGGTTATCGCACCAGCAGATGCCGTGCGGTATTTGAGGTAGAGACCTTTGTTGCCAGCCGCAACCGTGTGATACAGCGCGATGAATTCGTCGGCTGTCGTCAGTCCTTCCGACAGCACGATGCCAGCGCCACCATATTCACCAGGGAACGTGGCGGAGCTCGGCGAAGTGAATGTGTCTAGATCAGCGGATAGAACCTTGCCCGTCGACCAAGCCCAATCGTTCTGCGCCCGAAATGCCTCGACCTCGCCATTGCCGGATGAGGTGATTGTCCAGTCGACCCCATTGCGGGTGTAGGTCGGCGTCGGGGAGATGCTGCCGAAGGAATGGCCTGTGGGCTGCCCGAGTGTGTTCGCCGCAGGCGCGGCAATGGTCGAGCCCTGAATGACGCCATCGACGCGAACGCGGTAGTACGAGATGTCGCTCGCAGGCAGCGAGCCATCATGATGTGCGGTCGATTGCCACCATCTGAACTTGAGGTGATCGACGCTCGGTACAGCTGTGAGCGCAACCGGCGTTGTAGGCGCTGAGACGTTCTGCGCTGGCGCTGGAACGTTCGGTGCGCTGGTACCGCCGTGGGCGCGGCCCAGGATGATCGGACCAGCATCGCCTGTCGAAACCAACGCGCAAGCGGAGAGAACACACGCAAGAATCGCATGTGTCCACCGCTTGAAGTTCAGCACTTACTTCGGCCAGGCGCTCGGGTAGGTCGTGACTGTCTTGCCGCTGACGGACTTGATCGCTGGTAGCACGCCGTCGGCGTAGCCGAACCCTGCTTCGTTGCCCGTCGAGGATGGAACCCACGCAATATGCGTGCACTTCAGGTTGTTCATCGCATAACCGATGAGTTGCGCCGGCGGACCGTCTTTAATCGAAGCTTCGTAGCTGTACGAGATCGGAATTCGCCCTCGGTAGTCGGTCGTGCCCTTATCGCCGCCCAAGCCTTGCAACACGCTGCTGCCGTCATCCTGCACTGGGCGATAGGCCGGAATGATGTCCGGGCCGCCGACGCCCACGCCGTTCGGGAGCATGTAGTTCACGAACAGGTCGCGGGAGTACGGGTACCAGTTCATGTAGAACACAACGCCTGTGTGCGGCCAGGCTTTGGCGACAGCAGGGATCAGGCGCTTGAACTGCTCGTGGAACTGGTCTTTGTTCTGCTCGGCATATGGAGTCGAGGGTTCGGTGATGATGATCTGCTCGACGGTGTCGTTACCGTCATAGCGCTTTCCGAGCGCCTGGAAGACGGCGATGAGCGGATCCATGCATTCCTGACGGTGCAGCTGCACGGTATAGCCCTTGCCATTAGCCGTGTTCGGCACTCGCGACAGGCAGCCCTTCGCGATTAGATGATCTGGAACCCACGCATTGAAGCCGGCGCTCGGTGTCGTCGGCATGTCGCCCCAGTAGTTCATCCACCACACTTCGATGATGAGCTTTTTGCCCATCGCCTTGAGCGTGGCGACGTCTGCATCGACCTCGCTAAAATCGTACTCACCTGCGTTGCGCTCGATGCTGCCCCAGGGAACGACTACCAGCCCGCCCTTGAGCAGTGGCTCGGCACGCACCATGTCCCAGACACGGTTACGGTTGGCGCGCTGATAGGCGAAGGCCTGCTCGTTGGCGCGCAGGTAATGACCGGGGTTCCATTTCTTCGCCGTCGTCTGCATCGGTAGTGTCGGCGTGGTCGGAACAGCGGGCGTAGTGGGCGTCGAAGCCTTCGGTGCGATCGCAGCGTGCACGTCCGTGCTGCCGATCGCCGCGAGGCCCGCCCTGATCAGGTTGCGGTCCGCCACCAGCAGCGTCGTCGACGCGCGGCCGCTGATGGACTTGCCGGCGGTGATGAGGTTGTCGACACCCGTAGCGACCGACTCTAGGTCGACCGCGGCCACCTTCGCGAGGAACGGATACGTCGAGCACCAAGGCGCGACGGCTGGCGTTGGATCATCCGCCAAATTGTCGGCGCACACCTCGTAGCGATCGCCGACAGCCAGAGATCCGAACGGCTTCCAGATGCAGGCAGCATTGCTCCACAGGTCGGTGATCGTGCCTGGGCAGGTTCGCACAAGATCGGTTGCGCTCGGTGTCTTCTGGAACTGCGCGCCGCACCCTTCGGTCGACACAGGCTTGCCTGAACAGGATGCGACCTGGTTGACCGTCGCGAGGTTGGTCGCGCCGTGTGCGATCTGGGCGCCAAGCAGCAGCCCTGCAATGCAAAGAATCCGATGCATCATCGAACAATCTCGACAGGTTCTGTCAGTGTAATGCGAGCGCCGTGCAGCAGCACAGCCGGATCGCGTTCCCCGCCCATGATGCGATCGACGCGAGCCTGCAACGCATCGAGCTCGTCACCCGAAAGCAGCCGCACCTGGGTACCACCCAACATCACCTTCGGATGGTTCTCGTATTTGCGCACCTGGCCAGCCATCGCGCGACGCGTGAGGCTCATGACAGCGACTTCG